TCGCGCGATACGTCTGCTTGGCGGCGTCGTAGCCCATCTCGCTGGAGTCGACGAATCCGGTGATTACCGTGACGTCATCGATCCGCAACTCGCACGCGTCGCCTTCGTCAATGGGCCAATAGCGGCGCGCTTGCGCCGCGGTCGCCGAGTACTCCAAGTCGAAGCTCGACGCAGGCTGCTGCATGGAGCGCGAGATGCTCCCGCCTGTGAACCCGCTGTGTAGCGTGCCACCGACTAAAAGCTCCGTCGTATGCATCAGGCCCCCAGAAGCTCGAGCGTCGCGCCGGCTGGCACGAACAGCACGGCACCGAGGCCGTTGCGGTCTGCGATCTCGTCGGCGCGCGAGCCGTCGCCGTAGACGTCGTGAGCAATCTCACTCGTCGAGATCATGCGAGGCGCTGTGTACGTGCGCAGGTCGGGCAGGCGCTCGGCCACTGCGGACAGGTGCGCCACGAGGTCAGCCCGCAGCGCCAGCAGAGCCCCGTAGGTGCCGTCGCCCGTGGTGTCGATGAGATCGTCCAGCGCGGTCACCAGAAGCGCGCGCGCCGCGGTCGCTTGGCTGTAGCTCTCGAAGGGGAGCGTGGTCGTTGCGCGGCACACTTCGGCAGCCATGCCGATCCGCGTAGCCTCCACGATGGCAGCGCGGTTCTCTGCTTCGCGCTCTCCGTTGGCGCTGCCCGTGTTGACGGCCGGGAACAGCGCGGAGAAGTCGAGCGCGTCCACGAGCGCGTTGACGGTGGAAGTCGTCAGGCGTGCAAGCTGTCGCGGCGTCGCGGCAGCAAGCTGCAAGGCGGCGATGCCCGCAGTCGACACGCCCACGCACGCTGCGGACACGGTGCCGATGGCGTCGGCGAGAAGCGCAGGGGAGCCGAGTAGCCCCTCCGCGCTCGCGGTGAACTCAGCGACAGCGTCGCCCGCTGTGCTCACGATGCCGGCCGCGCCCGCGATTCGGTCAGCCGCTTCGCTCATGGCTGCGGCGCCTGCGTCCATGGCGGCAACGGCGCTCAGTTGGTTCCGCGAGGGAAGCCCGGCCACGTCGAGCCGGTCGCCCATGTCGGCCTTGCTGGCGACAAGCGACGCGTCTGCCTGTGTGCTCAGCTGCGCGCGGCGGTCGGTGCGCTCGAACGGCTCCTCGGGCACGTCCTCGACAGCATGGAAGCTGATGGTGCAGAAGCCGCTGGCCTTGCTCTCGCGCGTCGTGAACGGCTGGTCAATCGTGACTGCTTTGGTGCCGCGCCACGGGAGCGTGAGAGGCTTGACGCCGCCCTCTCGCAACGCAGCCTCAAGCACGTCGCGGTCAAAGTCGTAGTTGTCGCCGATGAGGTACGCGTTGACCGAGAACTCGCGCGAGTCTTCGCCGAGGTCTTGCACCTCCACACGCGCCCGGCCGGGGAACTTCTGGACGTGCGTGCGCCGGCCTTGGGTGAGGTCGAGGCTATCCACGAAGAACGCGGCGCCGTCGAAGCTGGCTGGTACCAGCCGGTCCCGCCAACTCACTGGACTGCCGCCGGTGGTTCGCCGCCAGTGTCGGCGCCGCGTGCACTGCGCTCAATGGCGCCCGCTGCGCGCTCCATGGCTCGCGCTGCCTCGGCGGTCGCGCGTGTGTTCTCTTCGGTAGCGCGCGTGTTGTCTGTGTCGACGTCCTTGGTTGCGCGAGTGGAAGCGCCGCCGTTGCCAGACGCCGCCTGCGAAAGCGAACCGGATGAAAACGCGTTGCGCCAGAAATCGAGCATCGTGTCTCCCTCGCTGCTGGGCACGACCATCGCGCCGGCCGCGAGCGCTGCGGGGATGGCCACTGCCGCGCCAAGCGCAGCGCCGCCGCCTGCTGCTGCCACGCTCCCAACGCCATGCCCACCGGCTGCACTCGCCGCACCGCCAGCGCCAGCGCCGCCGAGTAGCGAGCCACCAAGCCCGCCAAGCCCGGCGCCGCCTAGCGTCTGCGTGAGCGCCGAGACTGCCTGCGTCAGCAGCGGGAACTCGTCTTGCAGGTCAGTGAGCGGGCCGGCTACGTTGGCGAACGCGTTGATCAGGCTCTCGCTGTTCTCCATGACGTTGGCCTCGCGACCCGCCCTCATGTTCACAGCGCGCCCTGATGCGTCCGCGATGAGGGCAGACAGCGTGCGTTCGATGGTGGCCCGGCCAGCGTCTGACGATACGTTCTGGCGTTCGTCGAGGGACATGGCGCCGACTTCGCCGCGCGCGGCCGCGCTCTGCTGTGCCGCCAGAACAGCGAGCGCCTGCCCGGCTTCCTCGTTTCCGAATGCGGTGCGGAGCTTGGTGGAGGAGAGCGAGCCGTCACGGTTCTGCAACTGGCGAGAGTTGAGGATCTGATTCACGATCTCGCCGATGTTTCGGACGTTGCCGTTGTCGTCGGTGGCCTGCACGCCAGCGCGCCTAAGCCGCTGTTGCACGTTGGTGTCAGAGAATGAGTTGACCAGCGCAGCTTGGCGCGTGCGGACCTGGTTGGCGCCGAGGCCACCCGCGCGCAGCGCCTGCGCCACTGCCTGTAACTCGCGCACGCCGTCAAGCCCGCTGATTCCACGCGCCTGCGTGAATCCCGCGAAGCCCTCCGACTGCGACTCTGCAAAGTCACGGAGTGAAAGCGAACCCTCTTCGGCGCCGCGCGCAAGGATGGCGATGGCCTCTTGCAAGTCGTCGCCCTGTAGGCCGAACTGCCGTTCAAGCTCGCCAGACGCTGCAACAACGGTGCTGAACTCGCCGCCCGTGGCGCGCGTGACCTGCGCCAAAAACTCAAGGTTTGGAATCAGCCGGTCAAGATTCGCGAACAGCTCTTGCGACGTGTTGATGCCGGCGAGAATGTCGCCAGTGCCCACGCCGGTTTCGCGACTCACACGCACCGCTTCGTTTAGTGTGTTGTCCTGCTGCTCCTGCGACATGCCGCCCTGCACGGACGTGCGGATGAAGTCCTGGCGCTGGTTTATGGCAGCGGCCACGAGCTCCTCCTGCGACTGAATACCGAGCGCTCCCTGCGCACGCTGCGCAACGCTGAACGCGCCTGCAGCTGCGCCCACAATGGCACCGCCTACAGCGCCCGCGATGCGGCGGCGTCGCCCGCCTCGCGCTGCCCGCTCGCCACCGCTCCGCGCGTCACGGGCATTGGCCACGGCTTGTCCGCGCTCGCGCGAAAGCTCGCGCTCTGTGCGTCGTATGATCTGCGCGCGGCGACGCTCGCTCATCTGCGTTTCGCGCAGCGTCTTGTTGAGCTCGTCGCGCTTCTTGCGCTCTGACTTGCGGAAGTCCTCAAGGATCTCGCGAGCCCGCGCAATCGCGTCTGAGCGCTTGGAAGCCTCGCCGCGCTTGAAGTCTGAGACCGTGCGCTTGTGAAGCAGCGAGGTCTTCTTGGCGGTCTTCTCTGCGTCCTTGGTGATCGCCGTGTCGGCCTTTTTGGCGGCCTGCGCGCGGTCCTTCTCTGCCTTCTTGATGTCGCCAGTGATGCCGGCGAGTGCGCGTTTTACGTCACTACCATCAACACGCGCCTTGATGACGAGGTCGGTTTTCTCGGACATTCCTCAACCCTCCTCGTCGAACAGCCGCATGAACGCGAACACCTGCCAGTCGCTCAAGTCGACAGCTGGCTCGCCAAAATACGCACCAAGTTCACGAGCGTTTCGCGCTCGAAATCTTCCAACAGGGCCGAGGCGCTCGGCTCTTTTTTTAGGGCGTCTACCAGCTCCTGCGCTTGCGCGTCCGTGAGCGTCCGACGCGGGTTCACTGCCTCTTGATGCGACTGGTACAGCGCCCACAAGCGCGCGACCATAACGCTGTCTAGGTCGCGTACCTGCTTCACGCTGTCGAAGAAGCGCGTAGCGGGGGCGTCTGCGTCGACGCACGCCATCGCGAGCACCTGGCGGATGTGCTCACGCTCAAGCGACTCAGGGTCAATGTGGACGAAGCGCTCCATGGGCTGCGACCCGTTGCGGCACAGCATCTCCAGGTAGACCTGCGCATCAAGGCGGGCCGCGTCTATCTCGCGGTCGACCAGCGAGCGGATGCCCACCTCTAGACCTGACTCAGCCGGTGTGCAAGGCAAGGGGACGCGCGTCACCGCACGCCGCCCAAGCATCACCTTGGCTACAGCATCGTCAGCGAAGCGGGCCATTAGACCTGCTGCGCCGGGTCGCCGCTGAACTCAACACTCATCACGCCGTTGCTCAGGTCGCCGGGTGTCACGAGGCGCGCGTTGTTCACTATGAACGTGATCATGCCGGTGCCCGCGTCGTTGGCCACGAACTCCAGCGTCAGGCCGTCGCCGTCTAGCGTGGCTGCGAGGAACTGCTCATCGATCTGCAAGTCGCAGCGAACGCCGCCGGGCAGAGTCTCGCCGGGCTGGTGCTTGCCGCCGCCCTGGTCGTCGGCGATCCAGTTGTATGGGGTGCCTCCGCGCATGAGCGTCGCGCCGGGCGCAGTGCGCAGCGTGACGCCGTCCTTCTTGATTGTGGCTCGTCCTACTAGTGCCATGATTGCTCCTTAGAGGCTCGGGCGGATGGTGGTTGCCGACTTCAGGAACTTCGCGAGAAGTGTCACCGGCATGATGGTGTTCAGGCGCGTGACGTCTCCGCCTGGGCGGGTCACGCTGATAGCGTCCTTGAACGCCGCCTTAGTGCTGGAGTCGAGGAGGCCCAGGTTGGCCATCTCGTCGAAGTACGCGAGCGCCTCGCCCTTCATCGTCGATGGCGTCATAAGCGGCACGCCGGGCCCTGCCTTCGCGCCGTCGTCGCCGAGCAAGTGGTTGCTGTACTTGCTGGCGATGCGCACACGCCATGCCCACCGCAGGTAGCTGATTGCCGCCATGGTGGTCACATCTTGGAAGATCTTGGACGGGCTGTTCGCGCTGTTCTTCTGGTACGTGGTGACGAGGCGGTCGACGACGACGTTGCCGCTCGCGTCCTGCCGCAGCGTGGACGCGCCACCCTTCAGCAGCAGCGAGCGCTGCGCCAGCGTAAACGCTGTGCCCGGCAGCGAGGGGAGCACACCCGAGAGCGTGCGACCCTGTCGCGGCGTGTTGACCAGCGCCTCGCCCAAGTCGATGGCGGCGACCTGCGCAGCCACGTTGTGCGGGGCGTGGTTCATGCTGCTGCCGTCGCCAGCGATGACGCTGCTGTAGGCGCTGTTCCGCGCGGGCGCTGTGGTGTACGTGGACACCGTGGCGAACGCGGACGATGCCGCCATGGCGCACACGATGACGCCGTCGAGCTCAACGTTGGCGCCCCAGCGGTCGCCGACCGTGGTCTCGATGCTGTCGAGGATAGTGTCGCTGTGGACGCCCAACACGATGCGGTCGTATGGCGTCTCGCCGAGCACGTCGGTTGCCACGGTGATCACGTGGGTCCCCGCGCTCGCGGTGGTCGCGACGATGCCGGTTGACGTGACGCCAGCGGGCAGCGAGTCGCCTGGTCGGTTGTTCGCGACCAGCGTAAACGGCACGCCCTTGTGGACGGCAGTCACGACGCAGTCGTCGTCCGTGGTCGCCGCCGTCACGCTGATGCCGTCGAGCGCGGTGAACGCGGTCTCGATCTTCGCAGCGATGGCGTCAGGGTCGTCGCCCACCGCAACGTCAACGCTCACACGCACGCCATCGAGGTAGTAGTTCAGTGTGCCGGAAGCGGTCGCAGTGCCCACTGGGGTGATGGTCGCGACTTGCGCGGTACCTGCGCCGGGCTCGTCCATCGCCATGCCCCATAGCTCAGTGCGCGGGTTCTTCAGTCGGAACGACCGGCCCATGTTCGCCAACTGCGAGCGGCGCCCTGCCGCGGCGTCTACGGTCGCGTCGGAGTCGATGCGGAACGGGACCGCTTCCGCTACGCCACCGGCAGCGAGTCGCACGCCGATGAGCACGGCGCGCTTGGGCTTGTCGGGCGTCTCCTCTGCGGCGCCGCTGCCGTCGATTTCTGCGCCTACGAATGGCGCCTCTAGGTCCGTGTCAATCATTCGGCATGCTCCTCAGCAGCACGCACACGGCGCTGCGATTTGTTGGGCTGTGGCTCGGCGTCTGCCTTCTCAGGCTGCTCGATGACCGCGATGGACTTGTCTCGCAGCAGGGTGCGAACGTGGGCGTCAACACGGATGCGCCGGCCCTCTTGCTGCAGGATGGTTCCGTCGAGAAGCGGGATGATGAGCGCGCGAGCGCCCTCCGGCTGCGGCGCCGGCTGCGCGTGGATGAAATCGGTCATGTGGTCCCCTCGCTACGGCGCGAAGCCGTCGAGTGTGATGGTCTGCTCTATCGCCTCGTCGTCGACTGTGGAGTCGGGCAGCGTGATAGCTAGGTGGCTGGTGATGAAGTTGGGCAGGCCGTCTACGTCAAGCACTCCGACTTCACGCTCAATAGCCTCTTCAAACCGCATCTGCGCGATGAAGTGCGGACACTGCCCGCCGTCAACGTTGCCGATGCTGTAGGTTGCCGAGGACGTCGAGCCGAGCTTTGCGCGAATACCTGCCTGCGCGAGCACGCTAGCGCCGCTGCTAACGCTCAGATGCATGCCGCCCTGGAACGCGATCAGGATCGTGCGCCAGATGGCGTGCAGCGACGCCCAGCGAAGCGCCATGCGGTCGGCCCCAGTGGGCGGCTGCCAATACTCGATGCGGAACTCCGCCGTGGTGTTGAAGTCGTATTCGCTCTCCGGCTGCGCGGCCTCGCTCACACGGTGGATGACCAGCATGGGCCACTGACCCGCGGGCACTTGACCGATGGGCACAGGCCACCCGTGAACGCTCACCACAGGCAAGTCTGGAGCGAACGCCGCCGCGTGGTCCGCGTTGACCGCGCCCTCTGCGAGCATGAGCAGCGCCGCCGTAGCGGTGTCTACGTACGTGCTGTCGGTCATCGGCGCGTGATGCTCGGGCCGCGTGACGAGATGCGCTCTTGCGCCGGGCCGGTCACGATCAGGTTGTTGATCTCGCTATTGAACTGCGCCGAGTAGTACTGCCACTTCGCGTGGAATACTTGGCCGTCAGCAGCGCTCGACAACGCGCCCTCGAACAGCTTCTCAGCAGCGCCGAAGAGCACAGCGTCACGTAGTTCGGTGACGTCTGAAATGTCTGCCTCGAAGATCGGCGGCGTGCGACGCTTGAGCCTTTGCAGCGTGCGGTCTAGCGCCCACTGGCGAAGCGTGGAGGCGTCGGCGAGTGCGACGGGAATAAGCTTGATGTTCGCGGTCAGCTGCCCAAGTAGCAGTGTGTTCAGCTGCGCGTCGGTGGCGACGTCTTCAACATTGATCGTCATCGTCCACCGCCTTGACTGAGCTTAATTGCGCGCGCTGTCGACTTGCGAAACACGGCGACGACATCGTCACGCTTGGCTTCGAGCGCAGGCTCCATGTAGGGCTGTGCTGTGGTGCCGGGGTGGTTGACCATCTTGGCGAATGCCCAGCCACCGGATCCGCCCATGGCGGGCCACCGGAGCGCGCGCTTGATGCGCGGATAGATCGGGTGCGGGTCGGTCCCGTACTCCACATGCAACGCGTACGGCGCTGACGCAGAGATGCCGCCCGTAAGGTCGCCCTCGCTGAACTTGCCAGATGTGGGGATCGCGTTGATGCTCGCGTGGAGCGTCGTGGTCTTCTGCGGAGCTAGGCCCTTAGCCTCGGTCTCTAGGATGGTTCCGGCTCGCGACATAGCGCCGCCTAGTTGCTCGTCGAGGTGGCCGACAAGCGATCCGAGAGCGCGCTCAAGGTCAGCCGCGTCGATTGTGATTTCGAGTGACGACATGGCGCTCCATAGCGACAGGCCACGCACGCACCCGGAGGGGATGGACAGGTGCGCGCGTGGCTGCCAGTGGGACGGGACAGAACGCGGTGAGGGCCGCGTGGTCCATTCCGCAGGTGCTGCCCCTGCGACCTCTCGGGCTTCAACCGAGCGCTCTACTGCCTGAGCTAGGAATGGAAAGCCGACCGAAGCCGGCGCCCGCGTCTGCGGGATGGGGTCAGCCTCGCGCTTGGCGGATGGCGCGGATGAGGCGGCGTTCGCCCCAGCGTCCATCTGTCTCAGCGCCGAGGCTGTCCGCGAGTGCAAGAAGCTCGTCGCGCGTGAGCGCTTCAAGGTCCTCGTCGCTGACATCGGCGAGCGTGTCGGGGGATGCTCCCGGCTCCGGCTCGCTGGTGTCGTCGTCTTGTGGTGGCGGCGGCAGCGTCTCGGGCAGCGGCGCTGCGAGGACTGCAGGCAGCTTCCCGCGCGCACGCCACGGACACGGCTCGGGCGTCCACTTGATGCCGATGGGCATCGGGTGAGTGATCATCTCGCCGCAGTAGAAGCCATCAGGCAGCGTGCCCCATGCCTCTACGTAGATCTCAGCGCCGTAGAAAGCGACAGCGCGCTCAAGAGCACGACCGCACGCGGGTAGCGTGCTCGCGCCCTCGCGCATGGTGTACACGCCGATCTCGCCGTGATAGGTCGGGCTGTCGTGCAGGATGCGCCAGGCGCCTTGCACAAGGCCGTTCGCGTCGCGGGGGAGGTTGTCGAGATGTACCGTCATGCTGCCTCTTTCAACTGCGCCCGGCTGCGTCCCATGACGTCAGCCGGGCCACGTCATCAGGCCGTGATGAGCTCGCGCGCGACGGCCAGCGAGTAGTCGCTGCCGCAAGCCAAGCCGCCGTACCAGCTGAGGCGGGTACCCTCGGTGCTGGTCGTGTGGTTGGTGCCGAGATCCTTGAGCCGGAAGCCCAGGACGTTGGCGTCACGCGGGTCGGCCATGACGTTCATCGTGGGGCCACCGCCGAGGGCGCCCATGTACACGCCGATCTCCGGCTCGTAGTTCACGAGGTAGAGGCTCGACAGCGTGGACGCGCTGCCCTTCGCCTCGTTGGTCGGAACGTTGTCGTTCGTGAGGAACGGCACGCCGCCGAACGTAGGCGCCATGACGCCGTTCTGCATGACGAAGCCGGGATCGGCGCCACCCGTCGCGCGCACAAGCGTGTTGAACTTGCGGCGCAGCTTGCTGTTGCCGACGAAGGCCAGTTGCCCGCCCGTGTTCTTCACGGCGTCGAGCAGTTCCTCCATGATGGCGAACGTCAGCGCGTAGCCATCGGTGCCCGCGCTGCTGCGGGTCTGCCCGTCAGACACGTGCTTGGTGAGGCCGTCGAACTCGTTGCTCGCGGTGAACGTGCAGCGCTTCGTCTGGTTGACGGTGGCGTCAGACACGTCGAGCGTGACCTTGATCCACTTGCTCGGGCTCGCGCCGACGAGTGTGTAGGTGCCGTCAGCGGCACACGCGACCTGCGCGCCGAACTCGCGGTCGCCGGGGGCGCGGAACTGCAAGAACGTCCCGGTGTGGGTGTACTTGAGCTCGCCCGCTTCCTGACGGTCGCGGATGTACGGCGAGGCCGCGACGAGCGTATCCACGTAGGCGCCGGTGTCGAACGCGTCGACGGTGATGCCGCTGATGCTGCCGCCCGTGATGTGCTTCGCGGCGAGCGCGCGGCCGGCTGCCTTGATCTTCATCATGGTCTGGCGGTCGCGCGGGTTGACCTGATCGCTCTGGTTGTCAGCCGCGAAGCTATCGATCCAGAAGTTCTCGGACGCCTCACGCTTGGTGATGTCCACGCGCTCAGTCGTGCCATTGCTGGACGCGACAGACCCGCCCGGAGCGATGAAGTTGAACGCGCCGAGACTCACCTCGCGCTCGTAGCTGAACGACTCGCCGCCCTTTGCGATGAAGGGGAGCACGGAGAACGACATGTCGGACGTCGCGATTTGCTTGAGAAGCAGCGTGGCCCAGGGGTTCTGGGTGTGCTTCAGGGCGTCGTAGAGTGTATGAGCCATGATCCTATTCCTTTGTCAGTGACCGCAGGGCCACTGCGGGCTTGGATTTGCTAGCGCTTGCCGAGACGGAGGAGATCCTCGTCTGGCAGCTCGTGAAGGGGCTTTGTGATGCGCGCGCCGTTGCTGGCTCGCGCCCCCGACCCGCCCGGCTGGGCAGGCAGAAAGTTGTCGTTGTCCTTGAGCCACGCGGCTGTGGCTTCGGCGACTGTGCCGCCGTCGACGTCGCCGTAGCTCGCGGTGATGGTTCCGTCTTCGCCATGCTCGAAAGCGATCTCGCCGCGCGCGTACTTCGCTGCCTTGTTGGCGCTGATGGCCTTGAGCGTGCCCATCGCGTCGGCGACCTGTCGGCCGGCTCGCTCGCTGCGCACAGTGGCCTGCGTTTCGGCTAGTGCCTTGTCGCGCTCGGCCAGCGTCTGCACTGTGGTCTCGTTGGCGCGTCGGAGCTTTTCCAACTCCTTCTGCATGCGCGCTTCGGCCTTCTCGGTGGCGGTCTTGCCTGCCATCTCTGAAGCTTCCTCAAGCGCGGCAAGTCGCTCACGCAACTCATCAGCTTCGGCAGCGCGGCCGGTCAGCGCCTCAAGCTCGGAAGCGTGCTGCTTCTGCGCCTTGGCCAAGCGGCCTTGTACGGCGCGCTCCATGTCGGCCTTGGTGTAGGCCGGTGCTTCTGTGGGCGTCTCAATGGACGGAGTGGTGCCTTCTTCTGACATGTTCGTACCTCATCGCTTTGGCCCGCGAAGTGGGCATTGGACATCCCGTTGACCCTTCTTCACGCCGGGATGGATGCGTGAAGGGGAAAGCGCCC